AAAATATTCCCAGAAGCACCAGAGGCAATTTCATATTCTGTAACTCCACCATTTTGGACTCCAGAACCTAATTTACCAACTACTTTTGCTCCAAATGGGGCATTTTTGTTAGACATAATAAGTCACCTTTATATATTTAAAATTATATGTTTAGTGATCAATCTCTTTGACCACCGCCAAAAGTTACCTTGCTACTACGCTCTGGATTCAAAATCGGAGAGCTAGGATCTGATTCCTTGAGTAAGTCATTATCAACAGCGTCTTGTTGAGTTCTAGCAGCGTTTTGATAGTAGGAGTTTCTCTCATTACGCGTTTCATTTGGAATCTTAGCCAGTAACAAACCACCCCTTGCGATAACTCCTGCATGTTTGCCTTCTTCTAGTGCGTCATAACGATCTTGAAAAGATGCGTCCAACTCTTCTGATCTTACTAAGTCGAAACCTTCGCTTAATCTAGCTGTAACATTTTTTCGATCTTCTTGGCCTACAAGTTCGGCTCTAATCCACCTGTAGGTATAACCTTCAGGTGCAGGAGGAGTATCCAACATGGATGGTGGGCTCCAAGGTTTGCGAGCTACTTTATCAGCTCGAGTGTCGGCAGAACGCGAAGTTCTGTTTTGTTTGTCAGTATTATCTGTCATATTAGTTACCTTTTAACATATTTTGCGTACTCTGTTAAGGGTACGTTTAATTTTTTTGCCATTTGTACTTCACTAGGAGAGAGCCTAATCTGCTTTTTACCAGACTTACCGCTTACTCTTCCTGCTGAAGCCACCTTTTGTGACGGTTTAGATTTTGCTGGTTCATTAAAATATTCAGGGTGTTTAATCCTAATTCTTTTATTTACTTCAGCAAAATATTCATCACTTTCAACGACAAATCCTTCAGTAACTAAATCTTCATGTATTTGTGTTCCTGATTCATGCATAACTGCATTATTTAAGAACCAATCATTACCGTCATCAATCCAGTTTTGCATTTTTGAATTGAACATAGGTTGTTGTTGAACTGTTGGTTGAGGCTGTTGTACTGGTGTTTCTTTTTGCATTTGCTCCATTCGTATCTTACCCTCTTGAACTTTTTGTTCTTGCACTGCTATTTTAGCTAATACGTCTTGTGCTTGTGCTACCTTTTCATAATCTGCAACTTCATGTGCTTTTTGCAAAGAAGCCATAGCTTGTGCTTTTTGTGACTCTAGTCTAGTCGCAGACTCATCAAAGGTTGTTTGTTGTAGGGTTTGTGCAGTTGTTTTTAGTCTTTCATTTTCAGCCGCTAAGTTTTTAGCGTATTCATAAGCTGAATCTTGACCTCTTTCTGCCTCTCTAAGCTTTCTTGTTAAAGTATTAATTCTTTTTTGAACCTTGTCAGAATAATCTTGTAACTCTTCTTCGCTTTTTTCAGGCTCAGGTTCTTCTGTAACTACTTCGGGTGTAGTATCTTCTGCCGTTTCTACTGCAGGTGTTTCTTCAGGTTTTGATTCTTCTAAATCAATAACCTCTCCTTCTTCTTCTATTACCTCTTCTTGTTTTAATGCTTCTTCAGACATTTATTCTCCTTATACTGCAAGGATATCTGTAGGATCTAGTATGGTGGCAATCACTTCATCATCATTAATGATCCGACACTCGGATTCATCACCAAGTTTGAAACGAGCTCCAGCATACCTGCCTATCAATACCCATTGTTTTTCTTCACACCAAGGACCGTCAAATTTAGATTTATCCTTATAACAATCAGGCCCCATTTTTACCACATAACCAACAACGGTGGATAACCTTTGTTGATCAACTGTAGATTGTACTAGTTGTATGCCGCCGTCTGTCACGCCTTTACCTGCGTAAGGTAGTATTAAAATACGCCAACCAGTAGGTTGTGGCATACGTTCTAAAATTGACTTTTCTATAAGTGTTGGATCTAAAACCCGTGCTTCTTCTTTTACGTAAGGTATCTTAGTTTCTTCTTTAGGTGGGTTTTGTTCAGCTTCTAATTCTTTGGCTATGTGTTCAGGTACCTGTATCTTGGATGTCATCTTGTAAGTTTTTCCCTAGCAGTTCTCTAAATATATTTTCTGCATCAGCGAGAGAACTGTAACGCCCACGCAAAAACTCGTACTGAGAAAAATCACTACAGCCAGATAACATGGCATCCTTAGTGTCTTCTCTTCTGGCCGCTATTTCTTTTAGAAATTTTTTAGCCAGCCAAACTGAATCCATTAATATACACCAGAAAACTTACCACCAAACTCAGCGATACCCATACCTCTGGATTTACCTTTACCCATACCAGGCTTAGGTGTTGTATTGGTATCAAAAGTTCCTTGGTTAGTTTTTAGCGATACGCTTCCTTTGTTACTGTAAGGATTTTTGTTTTTCATTACAGTAGGTGTTTTTTGTTGATTTATTTCTGTTCGTTTAACCATGTTTGTTATTATGTATAGATAAATTTAATTTTGCAAGAATTAATTACGATTCATGATATCTAAGTTTTTCAACATACGTTGTTGATCTAGTCTTGCTCTAGCCGTATCGTCACGCATTTCTGCTATATCTTCTGAGGCTTGAATACGCTCTCTATCAATCGTAGCCCTTCTTGCAGCATCTTGTTCTTTACGTCTTTCTTGTGCGTTGAACTGTTGTTGTTCAATTGCTAACTCTTGACCTTTCAAAGCAAGTTCTTGTTTTCTAATTGCCACTAATGGATCTTCATCCTCTGGTTTAGATATTCTAGCTGTGTAATCAGCAATTAATTCTGACATTATAGGTGCTGAGAACTGTGCCAAAATGTTATTTGCTTGTTGCATCAAAACACCTTGTTCTGCAGGACTAACTTGCTGTGCTTGTTGTTGCAGTTGTTGGAACTGCTGTAAAGCTTCTGGTGGCATTTTTTGTTGTGCTAAGATATCTGCTTTCATTTGTAAATGTTCCATAATATGTGCATGCACTAATGCTTGCACTTGTGCGTTCATTTGTACGGGTGGTGTATTAAGTAGGCTCATGTGCGTTGCTATATGTGCATCATGGTTTTGCTCAGGGAAAGCCTTAGCAGGATTACCCAATAACAATTGATTGTTTTCAAAGCCAGCTTCTACAGGTTTTGGCTCTGTTTGAGGGGGTGGGGCTAGTATTTGCTCTACGTTATCAACCCCTATAGCAGAATACATACGCTTGTAAGACTCGTAAATACCTGATGCACCGTGTACTTCTGGATTAGATTGGACTAACTGCATCATTTCTTGAGCCATAGCTATACGTTGCGATTGACTAAAGATATCTGGGTTAGAGATAGGAAATATATCTACTCTATCGTCAAAATCAGTTAATTTTATAGTGTTGTTAGCGTTTGCCACGTTATATGGATATTCTTCTGGTAAATATTCTTTAAATACGTTAGCTAAGATACGAAACTCTTTCTTTTGAGAGTTATGTAGTCTTTTGTGAATAGCAGACAATACTTTGGTTGATCTTTCTAGTAACGCAAGAGTGGTGCCTACAGGTGCATTTGGATTACCTTGACCTACATTTATCTCTGCAATAGAGGCAAATCTTTGTCCTGCGTTTACTAATATGCCTAAAAGATTTAATAAAGTACCGCTTGGCTCTTTGAATGGTAAAGGTTGGATGGATTCACGTAAGGAACCACCTGGAGCGTCTACATCTCTAAACTCGCCTGGTTGAATAGGTGTATCTTCGTCACGAATCCTAATACCACGGGTTTTAAAGCCTGCGGGTAGGTTTGCAAGGGTGCCAGCGTCTATCAACTGCCTTAAAATACTGGTAGAAGCCTTTGAAAGGCCTCCAATCATGTGCGTTAGACCAAAACCGTAGAATCCTAGACCAGGTAAGAACTTAAAATGCACAAAATACTCTATTTTTTTACGCATAGGATCGTCTTCAGCGTAATTACGGTAAATACTTAAGATATTACTGGTATTTGCATCAATAGTCACGATATAAGGTAGCTTGACACCTGTCATTTGACCCGTTTCGTCCATATCTTCAAAACCATCTATATCTAAATTACAGTGGACTTCGTATAAAACCGATACTTCACCCATATCATAAGAGGGTTCTAGGCCTGAAAGCTCGTCTATTTCCTCTTTTACTTGGCTATATTCCTCGTTATCGTAGGCTCCAACGTCAATTTTGCGGTAAAACCCTAAAGCTTGCATCTTTTTGACCTCATTTTCAGGCATTTTGACCACATTTGTGATTCTTGGACAAGATTCTAGGTCAGTTGAGAAGTAAGGCACGATTAAATCCTCTGGTGCAATAAATTTTGATACTGCACGGCCTAATGATTCGTCATAATATATTTTTTTGAAAGCAGATCCAGCTAAAGGTAGATAAAATAGCATTTGGTCTAGCTCTTCATCAAACTCTTCCATAACATGCACTATCTGATAGTTCATAAAATCAGATACTCTTTGTGCTTGTTCTTCTACTATCGCATCATATTTACCAACTACTTGCGTTTTTACGGGTCCGTTAGCTGGTAATAGCTCTTTGTATGCTTGAGCTTGAAAATTAGTGACTGCTTCGCCTAGTAATGGATGTATGACACCTGAAGCACCCTCAAAAGGCTCTGATCTTTCTTGATCAAACTTCATGCCTAAATATTTGAGGCCGTCTGTATAAGTTTTTTCCCAGTCCTCTCTGCTAGTTTTATCTTTTTCTATACCAGCTATTAGTTCTATAGATATGGTGTTAAGGGTATTATCGTCTAAAGATTCAGCTAGATTACTATCAAAGCCTGTATCTATTACCACATCATCTTCTGGACCAAGAACTGCACTACCGTCTTCTTGTAATTCAAAATCTTCTTGGCCTGCCTCTTCAATCGCTTCAATAGCGACTTGCATATCTTCGGTACCTTCTAGCGTGTTTTCAGATGTAGGTACGTTACCTGGTTGTTTTTCTATTGCCATTAATAATATGCCCTCTTAACTAGGGTTTTTTGCTCGTCCATATAATCGTCATGTAACGAAACTAAACCACCTTCCCTAAAACGCATTAGGGCTTGAGTCATAGTATCACATAAATCGTCATTTTTACCAAAAGGAAATGCTGCACACTCCTCTATCATATCTTCAGCAAACTTACGTTGTGGTGCCCAGACTAGATTAGATTCAAATATAGGAGCGACAGAGTGCATTCGGGTAGATTTATCGTGGCCTCTAGTAGGAGAATAATTAACGACAGGTATGCCTAATCTACGCAGTTCGTGAGTTAGTGGCGTACCAGATGCCTTGGCTTCAATCAAGGTCATATCAGGATCCCAGTATTTATATTCTTCGTAGGCTATCCGCTTAAGTTCAGGGAAGTCCCATCTACCTTTTTGGGCATCTAATAAAATAATAGAGTCTGGCTCATCAGGTGTAGGATTAAACACACCCCAAGTAGAGATAGCAGAGTAGTCACTATTTTGTTTTTTACTGTAGGCAGTATCGTAACTTTGAATAATATATTTTACAGGTGGCAAGGAATCATGTTCCCACACGTTCCACCACTCACGCTTGATAATCGAGCCTTCTTCTGCGGTTGGAGTTTGCATCCACTGGGCGTTCCATTTTTGGGTAGGCAAAGAGGCCTTAACTTTGTTTAGTTCTTCTATATCCCAGAACTCAGGCCACAAAGGATTACCAGAGTCTTCAAAAATAGCAGGAAACTCTACAATATCCCACTGGTCGGCTAGTTCTTCTTTCTGAGCCTCTAATAGCCTTTCAGTTAAATCTAATGAACTCCACCTAGTCATAACCAATATGATGGCACCACCAGGTTGTAAACGCTGTCTAGGACCAGAGGTGTACCACTCCCAACATGCTTCCATAGCTGTAGGACTAAGAGCATCTTGTTCAGAATGTGGATCATCAATAATAAGTAGGTCTGCACCACGACCTGTTATAGCACCACCTACACCAGCAGCAAAGTATTCGCCACCTTTGTTGGTTTCCCAACGACCAGCAGACTTAGAATCAGCTTGTAGTTCTACTTTGCTAAATATTTTTTTGTATTCTTCGGTATCCATCATGTTTCTAACCTTACGGCCAAAACGTACCGCTAGCTCGCCTGTATGGGTAGTCTGCATAATTTTACGATTTGGTTGCTTACCCATAATCCAAGCAGGAAAATAGGTAGAGCAAAACTCAGATTTAGTATGTCTTGGAGGCATGTTAATAATTAACCGTTTGCACTTACCTTCTGCGACTTCCTCAAGTTTCTGGGCAAAGATTTTATGATGACGGCCACAAATAAACTCTGGCCACATGTAATTAATAAATTCTAGGAAAGAACTTTGGCACTCTTTTTGTTGTTCTATTAGAGCTAGACGCTCTTGTAACATAAGAGTTTCGCGTATTTCTGAATCAGATAGATGCGAAAAATTAGGATTGGTCATCTTTTATGATTTTATCTCTTTGTTTCTTAATTTGCTCTATTGACTTTTGAGCAGCAGCTCTTTCAACTGGATCAGGACTTTGTGCTGCTATTTGTTCACGATTAAACTTTTTTTCTAACTTTCTTAGTTTAGCTAAAGCCCTTACACTTAACCCACCAGGAATAGCCATCATAGGATCGGTAAACATACCTAAGCCACCAGCTACCGTATCGTATATTTGTTTACCTCTTGCAGGTAACATGTCGTAGATTACATTAAAAGGTCTAGCTGAAGTTGTTAGTTTTTTTTTTCGCCTAATCCCATAGGCATTTGTGATTGCAGTTGGGTAATCTGAACATCAATATTATTTATTTGATCAGCTATAGCTTGAGCCGTATTAAAGTCTTGGTCACGAACCGCAATATTATAATCGTTCATAAGATTAGTTATTTGTGATTTTAAGGTAAATATTTGACCATCACGCGATCTTGCTTGCATCATAGGTTCGTTATCAGACATACTTTTCATTTGTTGTGGTCGTGATTGTTGCGTCATAGATATATTATCTGAAAGACTACTCATAACAGAAGGAGCTACTGTTATTGGATTTTGTGAAAATTGACCAAAATTTTGTATACCTCTTTCTAAAAATTCACTTGGCTCACGACCCGCTAAAATATTTGCTTCATCCATAGCATAAATTTCAGGACCAACTGATTCTAGATAGTCTTTTTTAATCATATCTGAATCAGCTCTTTCAGGATTCAAAACAGCCAATCTAAATGAAGAATAACCTAATTGTTCTGCTTGAGTCCTATCTGATACATTTTTTGCTGGACCACCCTCAGCCATCATCATAGGCTCTTGAGGTGCTTGCATTTGACCGCTTAGTACCGCATCAATATCTACACCAAGAGCTTGAGCTGCTTGCTCTAGTTCTTCTTCAGAAATACCGTATTGCTCTAGGAAGGCTTTAATTTGCTCTGGATTAAGGCCTTGCTCGATCAACATGTTAATAACTTGTAATATCTGCATGAGGGCTCCCTGAGCCTCTTGCATTTCAGCTTGTGATACATCAGCCATATCAGGCTGCATTTCCATAGATAAATCGGGTGCCATAGGAGTCCCTTGCATCTCAGGTGCAGAAGGAACATTCATGATCATATCTTCTTCCATAACTATAGTAATTTGGGTGCAGTCTGTACGGAGGTAATATGAAGTACATATTTGACCACACCCGCCTTATAGCGATTGTAACACCAAATATAAAAAATACTAGAATGTTGTGAAAATTAAAATTGTGTGAGAGAAACCTTGTGTGTAAGTATAGCTATATAGTTGCGGTTGCTTTTTTGGGGGTGGGGGATCTAATAGATCTATTTGTGTATATAAAATTGGGGTCTAAGGGAACCTAGATCTACATGATCATGTACTAGGATCCTGTTTGATCTCACTTGATCTGTCGGATCTAACAAGAAATGGCCAGAGATCTACCAGGATCCAGGTGATAGATCTATTAAGATCATGATCCATAAAAAAAGGGATCTTATGATCCCCTTTTATGATCTATTGATCTAATGATCATGCTGAACTAAATATGTAATCCTCGCTGTTTTCGTTGTAAATATCAGATCCATCAAGATCTGCTTTTACAAGCTCATTATGCAAATGCTTTATACGATCTTTAACTATTGCTACAGCTTCCTCTCGACTTTCAGCTTCTACATGATCCCATACAGAAAAGTTTACATAATATGTATTGATAACTGGTTTACTCATACTGCCTCCTTTTTCTTTTGTTGCTTTTCGTATTCATCATTAAAAGCTACCTCAATCATTTGATCTGCTAACTTTTCAATACGTAAGAATGTTTCATAATTACCTTTTGATGCTTTGCTGTCATCACACCAACAAAGCTTGTGTAATTCATTTATATGACTTTTCCACCTTTTTGCAAAGTAGTCTAAATTAATGTCTTTGTAGTCTTCTTTGATAAAGCCTACATTCATGTTAATTGTTTTTTCTTTACTCATGTTAATTTACCTCCGTAATGTTGATTAACATATATGTATTATATCGTAATTATCGGACAATTTGTAAAAAACATGCATAAAAAAAGGGAGTTAATACTCCCTTGTTTATTGTGTATGATCTTGATTATTTACTAGCCATATATTCTTTTGCCCCTTCTAAGTTTTGATAGTCGCACATATCAAGCCTTTTCTTTTGATCTGCAACCGTTAGCGTGTCCCAGTCTTCTGGTCTTGTTACGCCCTGGGT